CTCCATGTTGGCCGTGTGGATGTCACCGTTGATGACTGTTTCCCCGTACTCACCGCCATCATGAGGTGCCATGAAGTGGGCCAGCATACGCAACTCGAGGCCCGATACGTCCACACCCACCAGTTTCTTACCGGTAGGTACGGTCCATAGGGCACGGCACTCTTTACCGAACGGTTTGTAGATCGAGGGGGTCTGGGCTACGTTGGGGTAGTTGTGGGTCATACGTCCTGTAACCGCACCGTTCGTAACGACACTGCCGTGCATACGGCCCGTCTCGTGGTTGAACAGATTGATCCAAGAGTTCTTACCCTCGTAGAGTTGCCCCAGCCGCTTCTGCAGCATCAGATAGTAAGCGATTTGCTTTGCTTCTGGATAAGGCAAGCTTTCGAGGACCTCGTCATCGACCTTAGGTTGGCCGTTGGCAGTGAACTCGGTAGGCTCCCACCCACGGATATTCATGAGGCGATCCGCGATGTGTGCCCGAGAACCGGGGTTGAAGACCAAGGTTTTGTACTTGGTGATCGGAACACCCTCGTAACGGTTGGGTCGGGCGGGGTCCTTGTAGATGATGGTCTTCTTCGGGATCGATACCTTCTCAACTACTTCCCAAGGATCGAACAGGTTCTGTAGTTTACTCTCTACATCTGCGCGTTCCTCTTGGAGTGTCTTGAGGAGATTGAGAGAACCCTCGTAGTTGAACTTGAAGCCGTAGCGTTGCTGCTCGGCGACAATGAAGGCTACCCAGTGTTCCAACTCGGTGGCACGGGGGTCAACCTGCTTAGACTGGATCAACTCCAAGAGGGATACGGTTACCTCTACGTCTTGGACGCAGTAGTCCTGCATTGGTTGGTTCCACTCAGCCCAAGGATCGAGGTCTTTGGCCTTCATGTCCGCTGCGTAGTCACCCTTCCATTTACCGAGGCGGTAGCCCCAAGATTCGAGAGAGTGTCGTCCACGCATCTTAGGAGGGAGACCCTTGGTACCCTCTGAGTTCTGGTAGATCGCTACAGCCTTCGCATCGCGGTCCATGAGGTCAGCCCAGATAAGGCGGGACATGACGAGAGTGTCGTAGGCCTTGGTCTCCTCAGGTTTGAACCAAGGGTACACCTTTTGTAACGCTGGGATGTCGTAGGCGATGATGTTGTGGCCTATGATCTGGTCGGCGTTCATCAGTTGGTTGAGGGCGTCTTCGATACCGAGGTTATCCGAAGATGCTGAGATGATCTCACCTGTGTCCACGTCCTTTAGAACGAGGCTGTGGATGACTGTGAGTTCCCCTAGGAGACCGTCAGTCTCACAATCGAAAGCATAACGTGGCATGATGTATCTCCTAGGATATGGTAAGTATTTAGTAAAAGGGTTTAGGCTTCGAGGGAGTACCGTACGTACTTCTGGCCTGTCATGGGGTGGTACTTGACCGTAGAGACGACGGCGTTACCAGCCTCGCGTAACTCTTGGATACGCTTTGTCAGGGATTGGATGGAGTATTCGACCATAGCCTCACGTACGGTGATCGATCCTGCTTTACGGAGGTGCTTAATGATGATTTGGTTCTGTGTCATTCCGGTTCTCTTTCTCCACCCATTATGTTCCAATGCCTGCGCTGCTCTTTGGGCGTCTAAGTAAGCTGCGAGGTAATTTTCGTCCTGTGCGGCCTTCAGACATAGCGTTTCTGCTAGGTCGAAGATCGCGTCGGTATCAGTAGTCTGGGCCGCTGCCTCCACCTGATGGTTGAGGTTCGAACCCGCAGGAGGCGAAGAGGCGTCCTGTGTCTTGGTTGTAGGTAAGTGTCCCTGCTTCACCTGTGTCGCCAGAGAAGCGGCTCTTGAGGACACGTAGTTTGGTCTCATTGCGGTTCTCCTCGTCCTGTTGGTTGCGCTCTAAGCCGATCACGAAGTCAGCAAGTTGAGCGATTGAGTGTGAACCACGAAGTTGAGAGAGGGCTGTCACAGCGCCTTGTTCGTGGCCTACATCCCCTGAGGGACGACGGAGGTGACTGATAACGAAGAGACCGATACCTAGTTCCTCCACAAGGGAGCGAAGCTTGGTCATCAGCATGTCGATCAGTTTACGTTCATCGAGGTTGGTGTTGTTTGCGTCTGCGTCTGAGACCGCAATACTCAAATGATCCAACGTGATGAAATCGCAACCGCAGCCCGTGGCGAGATAACGAACACGGTCCAGAAGATTAGAAGCAGAAGTAGAACCAAAATGGTCATAAAGCCAAAGCCTGCCAGAACCAGAAGTACGGTTGAATGCATCGTGTAGTTCCTCTTCGGTGAATGTACCTCGGTCGAGGTGTAATGGGTGATCTAGTTCGAGACCCATATAGCCTAGGGCTGTACGGTCGATGTTCTCCTCGAGCATGATGTTACCAACGGTCAGCCCTTGGTTCAGTAGGTGGTAGTTGATCTCTCTGACGACAGCAGACTTACCAACACCTGAGCCAGCAGTGATGACGACCAGTTCACCCTTACGTGCACCCAGCGTTTTGTTCTGCAGGTCTTCCCAAGGATACTCGAATGAGTTGTTTTCCTTAGGTACCCTGACGCGCTCCCATAGATCGGCAGCGTTTACGATACCGTCTGGGCGGTAGGGCTTGGCGTCCCACATAGCGGACACTACGGCCTTACCTTCCCCAGCCACCAAGCACTCGTTAGGGTCCTTGAAGGGAAGTTCAGCGATGAACGCTTGGCCCGGTTTACATAGGGCAGCACACTCCACTGAGGCATCTCGACCGGGTGTGTCCATGTCGAACATGAAGACAACCTTCTCGAACGACGTAACGAAGTCGATAGAGTTCCTGATTGCTCTGGAAGCTGCCTGCGCCCCGTTGGGAAGGGAGACTACGGGCCATTTGTTACCTTGGAGTTGACTGACGGTCATGGCATCGATCTCACCCTCGGTGATCACGAGCATCTTACCACCACCTTTCCAAAGGTGTTCACCCCAGAGACCAGCCTTTTGGTCACCGAGGTGCTTGAAGTCCTTATCGGGGTAGCGGACCTTCTGGGCGACGATCATGCCGTCCTTCTTGAAGTTGGCGATCTGGACGGTGGTCCCTTTCCAATCCTTTGAGATTGAGTAGCTGAACTTTTTGCAGGTCTCTTCGGTAAGCCTACGCTTCCCGAGGGCACGGAACTCGCCGACAGGGAGGAGAGAAGGAGAACTCTTCTCGACGCTGCGGGGTTGCTCGGTGTACGTACCCTCGGGACGGGCGTATGCGGTGTCTTCTGGACAAGCGTAGCAGTATGTGTGCCCGTCATCGTAGACGGCTCGTGCATCAGAAGAACCGCAATGGTCACAAGGTCCCTTGAACAGAACAGAACTTTCGGATTGATCGGTCATGGGAGCCTCGCGTTTTGGGTTATACAGATGGGGTCCCTATTCAGCGTAGGGGCGGTCATCGACCTTAGCTAATGGGTACATCTGGGATAGGAACTCGATCAGATCATCGATCGCTGATGACTGTAGAGAGGTACGTGTGAAGGCTCTGGTGCCTTCTTCATCGACACCTCCTGTCACGCCAATGGCGACTGAGACTTCGTCGAAGTTACGTGTGTGTGATCCGATGGTGTGGATATCACGACAGAGTTGGATGTCACCGTTGTGGATGACAAGAAAGTGGTAACCGATACCAAAGCGGCCTTGGCGACAATGTTGGGTATCGATGGTGTTGGCATCCGTTTCCTCGGAAGGTTGAGTGAGGGTATCACGAACGGCAATGACCCGGGTTTCACCCCGAGCCAGTGTCTTGAATAGGTCTGTGCGGAGCATTAAACTGCGTCTCTCATTGTGCTATTCCTTCAACCACTCAGGCGGGATGTGTTCCTTGGCGTACAGGAAGTTATGTTTCTCGCACCAAGTGGCGTAAGTTGTTTTGGATTGTTTGGAGATTTTCTGGTTGGGGTTCGAGAAGATGAACCTGATGTCCAACTCGGGGTGCTGACGTTTTACCAGAAGGTGTTTGCTTCTATCAGCAACTAAGAAGCGACCTTTGGTCTCTATGATAAGCGGGTGGGAACGTGGGGTACCGTCTGAACGCGAACGAACCACGAAGTCGGGTGTGTACTTCGAGGTTCGCTGTGGCTTGATATATTCGATCTTCATCTGTTCGAAGGCGAAGTCTACTCCAGACGCTTTTAGTTCCGCAGCGAATCTCTCTTCGAGACCGCTACGAAACCCATGTTTCAATCCTACCTGCTTTGCAGAGACGCGACGTTTAGTAGTCGCCATCGTCCGGTGTATTGGTACCGTCGTCGTCCACACCCTCGGACTCTGATGTGAAGTCATCGACGCCTTCGTACTCAGGGGCAGAGTAGCCCTCTTGAGCAGCAAAGCCCATCGCTGATGGGTTAACATCACCGGAGCCGGACACGAGTTCTAGGATTTGAACTCCTGCGGGCTGGAGGCTGATGCCCTTCTTGTCACCTGCAGTCCACTCATAGACGTCGAAGGATACCGCGTACTTGGTACCGCCATAGGGGTTCACGTCGATCGGCTTGAGACCAGCGTCGAACAACTTAGGACGTCGGTCCCAGAGTTCACCCTTCTTATTCAAGCGGTTCTTCACACGTATCTTGAAGATCACTCGGCCTGTCTCTTCGCCGCTATCGTCCGTCTCCATGTACCACATGGTGTTATCGGCCTTCTTAGCGGGCTTCCCTGTGTGGGCTTTGTATGCAGCCTGCAGGTTGTCCATCAGTTCCTCGGCTTCCGCCAGAGTGATCGCGATGTCAGCCTTGTACTGGCCTAGTTCGTCGAACTTGGTGTCTGGTGTTTTCAGGCGGGGGTAAACGGCAAAGCCGGGCGGTGTTGTGAGGCGTTTGTCAGCCATGAGATGTTCCTTTGGTTGTAGGGAGAGTGTTTGTGGGAGCCGCCTTAGGACGACATTTCCTTGATCTTGAGGGCTTGGGAGATTGCTTCACCGCGAGTTGCGAGTTGGGCAGTTGCGACCACACCATCCACGAGGACAGCGAAACCGGTACCGAGGCGAGTGACTTGAACCATTGGAGGCTCCTTTGCGTTTTGGGTTATACAGATGGGGTCCCTAATCGGTAGGGACTAGGATATGGGAAGCGTTCCGGTTGTCGGGTGCGTATTTACGCTGCTTCGATTAGTTCTGAGGCACCAAGGTGCTTATCGGCTAGGTCCATTAACCACTTGCGCTGCTTCGCAGTGATTGCCCCGTAACTCATCATGTTCATCAGGAAGCTGTGGTTCTTAGGGGTGAGTTGCGAAGCAGGTGTGTTGTCGAGGATGGCCTGTGCGAGGATGTTCAGGTCGTTTGGACCTTCATCAGCGCGGCGGTTCTGACGGGGGTGCTTCTCACTAGGAATATCAAGTTCTGCAGGAGGCACGACCCCTGCAGCGATATCTGAAACCCGTTGAACGATCATATTGTTATGTTCGGCGCGGACGGTAGTGAGGCTCCGTGGAGTCTTGAAGTTAAACATTGAATATTCCTTCGATTTGAGCAAGTTGCTCTTCTGTTGCGTTGTTGATCCGGTTCTTGAGAACACGGAGGCGGGCGGCGTGGGCCTGTGCGTTGATGTCTTCGGCCTCTCTCACAGGGTCAGGTTGGGCGTGTGACTGTTGATTGTACTGCCTTTCGTTGTTTTCATTGGGTTTTTCGGAACGATCCGGCGCTCGAGCGCCCGTTTGTTGGGCCTTCTGTTCCTCGCGATAAGTCTTATGACGCACCGCCTCGGCGTCTGGTGCCTTCCGACCATCAGAGATTTCTATGACCTCGTCAGCCCTACGCCTGCTGATAGGACAGTGATCCAGCAACCAGCGTTCCCAAGTTAACCCGCGTGTCTTGAGGACCCGCAGCTTGGCGTGTTTGAGGTAGATGCCTGCTGACTTGTAGTGTTCCTCGGCTTTAACTACTGCCTTCTCAGCGACCTTGTAGTGGCCGTGGGCAGATGATCCTATTTGATCGAGGGGTGTGTCATGTAGGTTCATATCTGATCTCCTTTCGATATCGTAAGTATTTATGAGAAGAAGAACTCGCTCTCGAGAACTTCTGACAGGTCCAGTGAACCCTTAGAGGGCAACGAGCGAACCTTATCTTTCTTATCGTCGGCAATGTTGACCATCAGTTGCTCACGGAATAATTCGAGATTATCCCCAGCGGCGTACATATCGACGAACGCAGGCTTGATGCACTCCTTGAGGAACCACTTCATGTCGGAAGCGTGACACCCGAAGCTGTCGTGGATCATGGCAAAACTCAATTCTCTGTCTCCTTCCAGTGCGAGGTTGATAGACTTGCGCATGTGACAGGCGTCCATCGAGTGGATGTAGTTAGGGCTTAGTGACTGTGCGTTGCGACGTGCATCCAGTTCTGTAGTCTCTGTGTACAGGTGGCTACGTACGGTCCGCTCCCCGTCGAGGTACGTCTTGATACGGCGTTCACTCTCCTTGTACTTTGCTTGTTGGATTACGAACCCATCAGGTGTTGTCCACATAAGGGGTGTCGAAGCTTTGTCAGCGCAGGCCAGTCTAGCTGTTGCTGTGATCCAATCCATTGCCTCCCGAGCCGCGATAACCGTGGATGATATTGCAGCCCAGATGTGTTTTGCTACGAAGGCGGTGAGTTGGCTCCTGATTTCATCGAGGGGGAGAGGAAGTTGCTCACCATCTTCGACAAGTTCACGGTAGTAGTCGTTCACGTACTGCATACAGGATGAAAAGGTGCCTGCGTACGGTACGATCATGACGGGACGCTTGCAGAGTGAGCGGGTGATGCCAATCTGCAGAGCGATCTGCGCCTTGGGTCCCATTTCTGGATCGTTAACTAGAGCCTCGATGGAGGCCGAAGCCTTCCGAGCGACCTCCCCGTAGATGTCTTCACGTTTCCCTGAGTTCGTCAGGTTGACGTGCGTACCACCCTCGCGATCCCGAAGGATGGCAGAGAAGTGCTGCAGACCGGAGCAGGTTGCATCGAAGTGAACTGGCATCGTGGACTTGAAGATACCCACACCCTCATTGGCTAGCCCCTGCCACTCAAGGCAGAACCGGAGAGCCATGAAGGGTTCGTCGGCCTTGGCCCACCGTAGGTCCCCCTTAGGGTCCTCTGCGATGTCGAGGAACATGTCTTGGTTATCCATGACCCACTCGTACCGCTCTTGCAGGGGAAGCTTATCTTGGCCCCATGCGTTGGCCCCAGCGATGGCGAGGAACATGATGTCATCCTCGCTCTCGATCACCTTACCCTCGGCGAACTCCAAGAGACCCTTGGAATAGTCTGCGCCCTGAGGTGACAAGAAGTGTGGCCGAGGGTAGGCCCGGCCACGGCTGTCGATGTCGTGGGGGAAGTAAATGCGCTCGTACTCAGAGAACTTGCGGCCCAGAGAGATAGTGCGCATGACTGCAAGACGCTTGGAGATGTTGCGCCGGTTGTCATCGTGGATCATGTAACAAACCTTCTTGTACTCCTTGGTCATGTCCTCGTAGCCCTCTTCGTTGAGGTGGAAGGGTTTATCCGGAAGTTCCTTGTGATCCGAGGAGATAAACCCAGATACGTCGACGTTGTTGGAGAATACGTGATCGAGCATCTCAAGCATGGTCTTATTGACACGCCAAGGTGTGTTCTGGATTGCATTGAGTGGCTCGAGTACGCGGTGGAGGTCCACATTTTGCATCTCTGCAAGGTACTTTGGTTTAGCACCTTTGATCAGGCGATAGGGCTGAACATCGTCAGTGTAATATCCACCGCCTATCAGTTCCCCATTCACCCACGGCTTTGGAGGTATGACTGTAGGGTAGAAGAGGGTGAACATGTTGCAAGCCTTTTCCATCTTAGAGGCAAGGTCGGCAGCGAACTCTTCGGTGACGTAGATAGCAACTTGGGTCCTACCTTGGACGTCGTACTTGGTGACCTGTTCGATCATGCCGGTGGTCTTGCGGAACACGTCGATCAGGACCAGACCAAGGTTCAGACGCTCTGCCTGACCCCATCCCTCTGCTACCCAGTCCAACTGCTGCTTTTTAAACTCACGCTGCAGCAACTGACGACGCCGGGAACGGTTCACGTCCCGCTTCTTGAAGTCCTTGATGATGGCCTTGAGTAGGGGACCACGGTTCTGCTTGAAGTATTCGATACGAAGTTCGTCGTGGATACCCTGCGAGGCCATGAGTGCGACCGAGGTACGCTTGGCAACGCCAGCCTTCCCACGCTCCAGCATGTAGATCAGGTTCAACACGTTCTTGACGAAGATGAAGGCCATCTTCCGGGTGTCCCCAAACTGATCGACCATGTGCAGGGCACGGGGCCGGCGACCAGCCTTACCTGTACGGAACTGGTCACACCACTCTTCGATACCTGCGGTGAAAGTATCTAGCACGGCGCTCATGATGTTACGTCCGGCGTGGGTGTCTGCGAACTCGTTACGGTCGGCAGACTTCTCATGGTTCGAGAAGTAGCGGGCCTCCGTTACTGAGCGCATCTCTTGCTCAAGCCTGATCTGCTCTTTGAGTAGGTCGTCGGTGATGGATGGGGTGTTCATAGGGTAAACCTTTCGGGAACATACAGATGGGGTCCCTAATCGAAATCCTTGCGAAATCGATGTGACCAGATGGTTGAGAACCTCTACGATCAAGTAAGTAACGGAGGTTCTACATATGTGAGGGTATCTGCCCTTATTCGTAAGGGACTTGAGGGAGCCTTAGGATATCGCAAGTATTGAAACGGTGGTTATTCTTGATCGTGGTTTTGTCACCACCCCTTGTTTTCATAGGGATGATGACTGTATTTGTGTCACGGGTCACACGGGTGTCACATCGTGTCACCACTGTTGTGACATGGCTCTCAGCGTCTCTTCACACTCGAATGCTTTGGAGTTGTTATGGTCAACGACCCAGAAGAAAGCGACGACGAAGGCGGCGGCAACATATTGCATTTCAGGTTCTCCTTTCAAAGAGATCATATAAGGTGAGGGTGGCCCAGCACAGGAAGTATGTTAGGCAGATCAGGACTATGCCCGTAGTAACTGTACTCATGTCAAAAGTCCGGTTCACTATGGGCAAACGTGAAGTCCCCGTTGGTGGGCTGATCGGCGATCCCTAGGGTCTCGAGGAACCGCACGATCGATGGTGGGAGGTAGGTCATAGCAAATCTCCAATCGCAAAGATGTCGGTAGGGGTAAGCTTGGCGTACCGCAGGGTGGTGTTGATGTTCGTGTGGCCCATCCACTGCATGACACGTCGAAGGTCAGCCCCTCGTTGGACGAGGCGTGATGCGCAGGTGTGTCTGCAGGTGTATAGGACCACGTCCGCGAGGCCTAGGTGGTCAGCGGCCTTGCGGAACTGCTCGGAGACCATGTCGGCCCTAAGGTCACCGAAGGGGCGTGTGTCCCCCCGCTGTTTGCTTGCTAGGAAGGCGACCTTGGCGCGATCCGTCAGGGGTAGGACGCGGTACTTGCCTGTCTTGGTACGCATCAGGCTAATCACGGCCTTAGGCTGTCCTGTAGCAGGGTCATTGACGTCGGGGGCTGTACCACCAGCGGACACAGAGACCTCGGACCACTTGATGGGGGCACCCTTGCTCTCCGCTGAGATCAACTCGGAGGGGCGGCATCCGGTGTCGATCAGGACTGATACAAGGCGCACCATGTCATCGCGTCCCCAGTGATCCAACAGACGTAGCATCTGGGTTTCCTCTGCCTCCGTCAGGAAGCGCATCCGTGCGTTGTCCACTCTCTTGACCCACGGGAACTCTAGGTTTTCGTCCACCATGTCGAGGTTCTTAGCATAACGTAAGAGAACCTTGAGGTGCGACAGCCGAGTGTTGGCTGTGCCCGGCGCGTAGCCCGCTTTCTGCATGTCCTGCACCATGATCGTGAGGCGCTTTAGGGTGATGTGGTGGAGTGGAATGTCGGCCCCTAGGAACCTCTCGCAGGCCCGTTGGTTGGACGCTGTGTTGCGCGGCAATGTGTTAGGCCAGATGTTGCCCCCGTACTGCTTGAAAAAGGACCGAAGGGTGGGCCGACCGCGTTCCATGACTGTAGGATCAGGTATGGGTAGGCCTGCCTTGTGTGCAGCGCGGGCCTCGCGTTCCCATTCTTCGGCCTGTGCCTCGGTGGGGAAGGAATACCGGAAATATTTCTCGGGTGTCTTGAGTGACCCCTGCCAGCTTGTACCTCTACGACGTGCCATGTGAAACTGCCTCCTCTAGTTGCTTTGCGAAATCCAAACCGCGACGGTTTAGGGTGATCATTCTGTAGCGGCGATCCTCAGGGTCCGGCATACTCTCAAGCATGTTGAGACCTGCGACCCTAGGACGCTTATAGGCCAACCAGTGTGCGATCGCTCGACTAGCCGTGGCCCCTGACATGTCCAATCGCTGATCGATCGCGTATTGATTGCCCGCTTGCCCATCGCGTTCAATCGCGTATAGAAAGGTCAGCATGGATGGCAGGGTTATGTCAGGATCAACCTTTTTGAAGGTTTCGAGGATACGGATAGCGGTTCTCAGTTCACGTGAGGAGGCCATGATGTGTTCCTTAGGTTACTGCGCGGGCCACGCCCGTCGCACCTCTTAGGAGGTACAGCACAAGGCAGGTCCAGCACATTTGTTTGCGTGATATATTGGGGTGGGGTTGGTCGTTGCTCGATACCTCATAGATGCGTTGATCTAAGATGGCGATGATAGCTAGCATGTCTTCTCGTGTTTGCTTGGAAATATAAGACATATAATGGAGTCCCTTTACTTGTGCAAGGTTTTCTGGATGTAGTGCCTTACCTGTTTGTTGTTCTGTAAGATACTTGGGGGTCATCGTGCGTGGTACAAGGTACCTTTCTATTGATTGACGGTGTGTTCCCTGACGTCATTTCGACGTATCACTTGCCTTTCTTAGGGAGGGGCGGAAGGGTTGCCGGTGTATTGTCTAGGATATCTTCAAGGTGATCTAGCATGGGTCAGTCTTTCTTGGGTTGGTGTGAGTTCAGTGAGCCGCTATGTCTGCGGTATCTTGTAGGTGGTTTGCCAAGAATACAGCCCTTGCAAACCCGCGAGGGGTGGCCGACCGAATGTCCTTGGTGCGTTGGGACTTTCCGCCCAACTTCTTGTGTTGATCAGAGTAACCTGCGCTGCGTTCTACAGGCTTGCGATCTGGCATCTTGAAGCCACCACCCGTCCAGAGGCAGGTGCGCTTTGGGTATGCGTCGAAGGGTGCAATATACTCAGGCCAGCGAGGGTGCATCGCTTGTGACTGTGGGATGTACCCACCGTATTCGAAGGGATCAAAACGGTGATCCGGTTTGCGCCATTGGGTGGCTAAGACAGAAACAGGGTTTTCAATGAAGAAGGGTACATTGAGCGCCTCGAAGAAGGCACCGCACATCTTGGCATATGTTACTGCCTTGTCTTGAAACGATGGGTCAGCCTCTGCCTTACGCGCAAAGTGCGCTGCACCTGATACGGCTAGGTCAGTGCATACTGGGAAGCCCATACCAAAAGCCACAGGCTTACCCCCATATTCTTTTAGTAGGCCCTCAAATGTCTCTGGTCGGTGCAGGTCCTTGCGGTGCGTGGTGATGCTACCCCCCTTTGAACCAACAGCCTGCTTGTGTGGACCGTATGGGTGCTGAATGTCATATATGTGGCACTCGTAGCCCGCCAAGGCCCAAGGACGTACAGCCTCGCCTGTAAAGTCGTACAGGCTCAAAATGATTTGGTTATGCATGGGTCAGCTTCCTTTAATCTTCTCTTCAATTTCGTCGAGGGTTTCGTCTAACGCGGCGTCATACTTAGGGTCCTCGAAGTCTACGTTTTCGAAGTCGAAAGTCAGGATTTGTCGGATGATTTCCAAGTTTTCGCGGGGCAAGGTGATGGTCACGGTGTCGGTCATGGTTCAGTCTTTCCAAATGGTGTTTTCAAGGATGGCGGTTAGGACCAGCCAAGGCAGGGCATAGGCCCCGACTATGGCTGCAGTGATCAAGATGTCGGTCATTGGGTGATCCTTAGGATATGGGGAGGATTACGCAGCCATTTCTGCTAGGGCATCGTTAAGGTGTTCGGCTAGGCTGCGCCAGTCCACTTCCCCCCAGCATGTGCTGATGAAGTCGGACAACAAACCCGCAGGTAATTGTGACAAGGCCTCACACTCTTCCGCGATGTATGTCACGGCCTCTTCAAGTTCATTAGGCTCCACGTGGTGCTGGTCCATGTCTGCGAAGTGGGTGGGCATATCATCCATGTACCAGATGTTTACGAGCCAAGTCTCTTTGTTCTTCCAGCCGTTGTATGTTGTGTCAGTAGTCATTGGGTAGGCCTTTCTGTATGGTAAGGATTAAAAGAGATCACCCCGCGAGGTGACCCTTGTTTAATTCTTTGGGAGGATGAAAAAGTCGCGGCTACCATAAACACGCTTGTGGGCTTCGATAGCCTCACTCTTGATCCACTTGAGGTGGCTTGAGCAAGCAACAATATCGTCGGCGCGGTATAGATCATATGTCATTGGGGAGGCCTTTCTATATAGTAAGGATTGGGGTTGCTGTGTTGTTTAGTAGCCAAGGAAGAGCATCACCGCCCTAGCACTTACCGCTGCAACATTACCTTGCTTGTCGAATTGTGTATGTTCGTCGGCGGTCACTTCATAAGCAAACTCTTTGCAGTCCTCGGCATTCATATGGTGTTGCTTCAAGACTTTGATTGCGCTTTCAATTGTGTAAACTGTTCTTTCCATTGTCATAATCCTTTGGTTGGTTGGTTTGCATGATGAAACAACCTAGCGTTAGGTTGCTTTACAATGCAGGTGACAAGAGGCGATGCGTTGGGGTTCTAGCCCTTCGGAATGCTGCACTTCGGTGCGCCTTGGTGTCTGGCTGGGATGGTATAGGCCCCAGTGCCTCAATTAGCGTATCGTCCGGTTCGTTGTCTGCGTCGTTTCGATGCCCTCTTATTTCAGATGCCTTACGATACTGCAAGCATTAATTTGAGGTAATAGACAAAAAAATGAATGGATAGACACCCAGTGCCTTAT